CCCATATTGTTCTGTCTTGTATTAAATCTTCTATAATATTTACAGGTTTTTTACCTGTTTTTGTAGATACATTTTCTAATTTTTTTTTTGATGATTTAACATTAAAAGGTGCAAACAACAAAGTTGTAATAGCAAAATCTTCTGCTGTAGGTAAACCATCTCCTAATACAGCACCAGCTGCACTATAAGCACTAGATTGAGCTAATGTTTTTGGTATAAAAGAAGTAACTCCTAAAGCTCTAGGTAGTTTGTAAGCAGCATATAATTTTGCAGCAGTTTTAGCTCCCTCACTTAAACCTTCTTCCATAAATATATCCCACCATTCTGCATAATTTTTAACTTGACCTCTTTTTAATGCCTCTGTGTACATTCCTTGAATAGTACCTGCAGTTAATCCACCACCTACAACTGCACCTGTCGGTCCAGCTGTATAACCTCCAACTATTGCACCCGGAATAAATGTTGGTAGTTCGGCAACTAAACCCACAGCACTTTCTGTTAATTTTTCTAAAAATCCTGTACCTTCTGGTTCTGGCACATCTACTTCAAAACCAAACTCTCCTGTTGTGTGATACTTAAGCATTTTATTAACACCAGATGCTCCTAGTGCTTTTTTTACGTAAGGTAAAAATTGATACCTTTCATCACTACCTAATAAAAATTTTTCTATTGCACCGGCTGCATTAACTTCTTGAGGTATATCTTCATAACTTTCCATTTTAGAAAAATCAATGTCTTGAAAATTTTTTACTTCTTTTTCTACCTCTGAAGATATAGACTTCCAATAATTTTTTTCATTTTTTCTGTCAAAAGGTACAACTCCAAATGCTTCTGTAATTTCTTGTGCAGGTATACCCGCACCAATCATATCTTCTAATTTTCCTTTGCTCCAAGTATTTATTTCTGTAGAAGAAGCTCCAGCTGCAGTTAGGTCTTTAATCTGCTCTGATATAGTTGTCATGCTGTTTCTGTGTTAAATCTAGTTACTATTAATGCTGCAGCAATGTTTGCAGCTAATACATCATCTTTTTCTAATAAATCAACTAAATCTTTATCGCTTAAATTTAATAAACCTTCTCTTGCTGTTTCATAGTCTCCTTTATATTTTTTAGAAAAAGTAGATTCAAAATTACCACCAAATATAGGAGCAGATTTTTCTAGTAAATCTTTTGCTGTAGTTACTTCTATTTGCCAATAGGATCTTGCTAAGAATTTTTTATCTTCTTTTACAGGTTTGTTTGTTTTTTGTACTTTAGTTTTGTATTGACTTTCTATTTGACCAATTTTACTTAAAGTATCTATTAAATATTTTTTTGAAAAACCACCATCACCATCAAAATTTGTAGAAGCATTTTCTATTGCAGCTAACGCATCATTTGGAACTGTGTATTTTCTTTTTAATCTATTATTTGCTTTTATAGCACCACTAAATGTACCATCTGTTTGATAGTGTTTATTCCAATTATTAATTAAATCTTTATTTTCTTGTAAAATAAAATCTAATAAAAAATTTATTTTGTCTGGTTTTATATTTTTAAGATTTCTATCTTTTTGTAGTCTTTCTAAAAATCTTTTAGGTGGATTACCTTCTTCATCATATTCATAATAACTATCTTTATAAGATATACCTTCTTCTAAAAATTTTGGTTCTTCTTCACTATCTAAAGCATCAAATTCTTCTTGTGTAATGTCGCTAGTATCTTGTAAATCTTCTCTATATTTTACTCTACCCGGAAATTTATAATCTAAATATTCTTTTGAATTTAAATAATTTTCAACTGATCCATATTTTTCCTTACTGTAAGGTGGTACTTCAATTTTATCACCAGATATTTCAGCAGATTTTTCTGCAATAATTTGTGTAATAGCATCTTTGTCTGATTTATAAAGTTGTATTAAACCTTTACCTATATAATTTTTGCTAGTCTTATCTAATAATTCGTCTGCATTTATTCCTTTTTGTAAACCATTATTAAATCTTAATATCATTTGAGATTGAAAATTGTTTAATCTATTATCTGTTGTTGTATCAATATATTTTAATGAACTTTCTCCTTCAATGGATGGTTGTAATGTTTCTATTACTTTAAATAACTTATTATTATTATTCATAAAATCTGGATTATTTGTATTAGGCAATAAGTAATTTAAATAAAATCCAAATTCAGCTTTTGATACTCCATCTCCAACTCTTTCTGTAATACTTTTAGCTTCTGTTTCACCCGGCAATGTAAATTTAGTTATATGATCTTTTACTTCTCCAGATAATATTTTTTTTTGTACTTCAAAATTTTTATAATATTCATTAACATTATTAAATTCTTCTTGTCCAACTTTTGTAGACAAATCAATTATTTGATTTTTAGCATCTAACTCATAAGCATTAGTAGGATCGCCAAATACTTCATTTATTTTTAACAAATCAATAGTTTCTAAAAAATCTGAATTATTAAATAATTTACTATAATCATTTACAGCTTTTTGTTTATTTTCATTTAAAAATGCTGTTTGTCTATTGTTCAATTCTGAAGTATTTGTTCTTCTTTTAGTTCTAGCAAATTCAATGATTGCAGCTTTGTCGGCTTTAGGTAATTTATCCCATTGTTTAATTAAATCTACATTACCATCAAATGTACCATCAACAATTTCTTGATAATCATTTACAAGTTGAGATGCTGTGCTATCTTCATTTAAATTTAAAGCAAAAGTAAATAGCTGTTTATTATTTTCTAATATTTGACCATCTGCAGCATTAAGTAATTTTTGTTTTTCTTCAACTGATAAACTTGTTAATTTACTAATATTTGCTTTTAAAAATTCTGGTTGAGAAACTGCAAGAGAAGCTCCTAAAGTATTTTCTCCAAATTTTAAATATAATTCTGCTTGTTTTTTTTTAATACCAGAATCTTGTAATGTAGTGTCTTGTTCTATTCTTGAAAGAACATTTGTTTTATAAACTTCTAAATAACTAATTCCATTTAATTTTAATGCTAAAGCATCTTTCATAACAAAATCATCTGTTATTTTTTTAGTATCTTGGAACTGTGTATTTCTTGAATCTAATAATGCTTTTGTTTTAAATATACCTGCAGTAGCATAAAATTTTTTTTCTAATGCTTTTTTAGTAAAATTATCTAAATCTTTAACTTTATTTGCTTGTGCATATTCCCACAATTTATTAACATCATTGTCAAAAGAATTAGAAGCATTATTAGGATTTCCATTTGCTCCTGTTTCACTTTGTATTGTATATAATCCTTTAGGACCATTTTCTTGATTAACATATAAATCAGAAAGTATTAATGTTGCTTTATTATCTGCTTCTAATTTTTTTTCTTTTACATATTCATTTGATAAAGTTTTTTGTAATGATTGTGTAGCAGTAAATATATTGTTTGCTGGAGATATTTGTATGTTTGAGGTAACACTTCCAGTTTGTGTTGTCATTTCTTCACTAGATGTAAATGTAGGTATTTTAGGCATTACTGAAAAACTCCAAAAAAAAAAATTATTATAAATTTATATATCATTATTTATTCCTTGATCTATTAGAAGATTTAGATTGTAATCTTAAATTACCTTTACTATTATTTCTTGGGTTTCTATCCTTGTGGTCCACATCTCTACCCAATATACTATTACCAAATTTTTTTTTCATAATTCTTCTTGCACCATTTCTACCAGCTCTATTCTTTTTTTGTTTTGTTGTAGAGTGATAATTTGCATATTCTGATTTATAATCTCTCATATTATCCTGTCATTGTTAATAAACTTGAACCAGCAGAACTTGTAATTTGTATTTGTTGCATCCTTGCGTTCATTCTAGCCATTTCTCCATTTATTCTAGCAAAGTTTGCTTCTTCTAATTTTGCTGCTTTACCTATTTCAGTATTATATTTCATCATTTGTATTTCTAATTCTTTCTCGTATAAATTTGAAAGTTTAATATTTGCGGCTGTGCCGCTATTTGTCTGAACACCAGATTTAGCAAGAGCTACATTTGTGCTACCTTCAAGTTTTTCAAATGCTTTGTAAAATTTTGCTAAATCAATATTTAATTTATCATCAAGTATTGTTTTTTCTTGCTCTTTAACTAAAGCATTACGATTATCAACA